CATGCACTTTAATAATACTTCCCATCATGCACTAGCTTCGAGTTCTTTCACAGATTCAATCTCTTCATCTGTAAGGTCGTCAAAGTTCTTTTGCTCAACCTCTTCCTTTTCTGACTCTTGGTCAGCAGTCATAATCTCTTCTTCTAAAGCCATTAGTTAGTTTACTTATTAAATAAAATGGATTTATTATTCTGAACTATCCACTTGATTGGTTTACCATACGTAGTCTCCAATGTATACTTTACTTGGTCCATGAATATGGTCTTATCTATAGTGTCAAATCATTCAGTCATAATTGCTATGTCTTCCTTAGAGAGTAAGTCTATTCACTTCTTGTACTTTCTGAGGTAGTTGTGAATCATCTTCCTATATACCTCCTGCTTATACCTCTTCCTCTTAACTCTGTCAATGTCCTCAATCTTGATTTTCTCCCTGTAGGGTTCTTCCTTAACTAGGTCATTGATGTCTCTAAGTATTTGCCACATCTTAAAGTCTCTCAGTTAAAAACTTTTTTAATTTCTCTACCATCTCCATGTCTACGTTGTGTTTCTCCAACCATTCCTTGTCCTCCTTGTATACATTAGTAGTCAATCCATTGCTAACTAGCCATCTCCTTAACTCTTCTGGTAACATGAACAATGGATATGGTGCAACTTGTGCCTCGAATTTTATTCTTCATAAAGGTTTTTCGACTTTTGTTCATCCTACGTCTCAAATTACTTGACTTTTTTCTTTTTTACCTTTCAAATCAGACTTTTTCAGACCAATTTCTTCTTCTGCGTTAATGATTGTTCCACTTTCAATTTCTGCATCGCTTATTTCATTTTCGACAACGGTAGTAACTACTGTTTCCTCAATTTCAGGTGTTTTTTCTTCAATTTCTGCAACTTTTTTAGTTGTTTTTTTCTTACTAGTCCATTTTTTTGCTGGCATCTCTATAAATTAGAATGTAAATAACGCTTAGCGTCATAAATTAACCAATCCCATTAGTTGTGTCTATGCTCTGCATTCCTCATACGTTCAAACTTGTTCATCTGTCCGCATGGCTTCCAACATCGAATCATGTTCATGAATCTAAGTTTCATACAGTGTCATAATTTATATTAGTTAATGGGTTGTTATTCTCTCCAGCACTCTTGAAGTCTGTAACCTTTGGCTGTGCTGCCATATTCATCTCTTCATTACCTAGTCATTGACTAACCATGTATTGAAGTGCTTGGATTGCTCTTAATTTAGCATCAGTGTCCTCTGCTCTGTTATAATACCATAGTCTCATCTGTACGTTACAGTCGACTGGTATATAAATAGAAACATTCTGATTGAGTAGAAGCACGTCTTGCTTACATTGGTAATCCTCCATACTCATCTCTGTTATAGAATCGATTTCGCTCTCATCTAGTCAGTTATAGTATGCGATTGCTCTCCTTATATTATTTAATAAGAATGGAGGTGTCTTAGGGTCTGAAACCAGCATGTTATACTGTTCCATATATGCAGCCTTCTTCTCTTGGTAGATGATGTCCTTTAATATTGGGTCTACTACCATGATTGAGAAGTCTCCCTTTATGTCCTTCTTACTAACCTTCTTATATGTTCAGCTTAATCAGTTATTTGTCCTACGGATTACCTTCTTAGAAGAGTTCCTCCAGTAGTATAACATGAAAGCTCTATATAGCTCTGCGAAGTCTTTTGTTCAGTAACTAAGAATCTGATTCTGCAATGATGTAATCATGTTCGCATTAATCTTCTGAATCTTAGATGCTGTTGCTGTATTAGGGTCACTGTTTCCAGAGAGTCCTAATCATTGTGCTGTAGCATTAGTAAAGGATTCTGCTAATGCTTTGTTCTTAATCATACCAAGACTATTATATAAGTCTTGACTTATTTGAGTCTGTGGTAATTCATAAACCATAGATGAAATAGGTTTAGTGAGGTCTCTCATCTTAACAGGAAACCATCTGTTCTTAATACTCTGATTCTTCAAAGTATTAATATTATTCATGAATACCTGTTCGTCTATGAAGATGTTTCCTCCCATAGCCTCTCTAGTAACCTTAATCTTATATAGGTTAAGGAGTAATTGCTCTGTTCTGTGTCCGTCTTCTATAATATTTACTAATGATGTTCCCCACCAATCCTGTGCATCGTATGCAAATCCATATACTGCTACAGGTATAATATTATCTGTCTCTGGAACGTCATAGATGTCCATTATCTGGTCACAGAGCATAAGAACTAAGTGTAACTTGTTCTCTCCTGTGTCCTCGTCATATATATAAGTATAGTGGTAATGGATTGTGTAATGTCCTGTAGTTGAATTATAACATGTGTCTATGCTTCTTAGGAACGCATCCTCTGTCTGTAGTCAGTTAATATATACATCGTAGTTGTTCAGAATCATCTCCTTGAAGTCCTTATTAGCACTTACTGGCAATTCCTCTAACTGTTTTCTAGTAATAACTCTGTCAAATCAGAAGAATGGATAATCCTTAACTAGAAGTGAACCATCATTGTATGGATAAACAAACCTTGGGTCTATTCTCTGTACAACTGGTACATTCTTCTTCTTGTCATACCCACTAAAAAGAAAGACGGCCTTTCAATATTTAGCAATGTCCTCTAGTCACATGTAACGGTCGAAATCCCAATGCTCATTAACATAGTCAGTCTTGAACATGTCTGTGAAGTTTCTAGCTTCCATCTGGTATAATACGTTCTCGTCTTCCCATGAAACATCTGGTTCGTTAATTATACATGTAGCCTGCATTGTTCTGGCACAAGACCAGAAAATCTGACTCCTTAATAACTCATCGTTCCTTTTAGTTGAATATATGTCCTTCTGAGACTGAAAAAGAGAGTTCTTAGACCTGTTGGCTTCAAATCCATGTCTGTACTCTCATATTATTTTCTGTCTTAACTCATCTGTAAGTTTTACCATCTACCTTGCGATTGAAGTTAAATAACTACTGATTTCATCATCGAAATATTTTAAGTATGGGTACATTCTCATAATCATTGTGTCTAATAAGTCTGGACTCCTTCAGATTCTGGCTTTCATCTTGTCCTTAGTCTCTATTCTCGTCTTACCATCTATACTCTTCTCATCTATATAACAGTTCATCATCTCCTGTGTAAGTATCTCCCAGTCCTTCTGTGAGTCCAAATGTTCCCATTTGATAGCAATTTCTCATTTCTGCACCTTTTCTTGTAGTAGGAATGCACATTGTGATTTAAGATTAGCATAGTTCTGCTTAGCACCAGTCTCTATAGGCTTTGCATTGTTCACAAACCCTGTAGAATACGGTATTCAGTCCACTACTCATCATCCTACTCAATCGGCATCTATAATTATGTTCCTAGATTCAATCTCGAACTGGTTTTGAATCAGCTTTATAGATGTCTTCACATCTTCTACACTACTTTTAGCATAAGTCCATACTCTTATCCATGTATTTCATCTCCGTAAAGATATTCTAGTCGTATCTTTTCAGAATCTGGCAACATCACAGATAAGAAAGTATTGGTCTCCATGAGATTCGTTATCTTTTAGTCTATCCAAATCTCATTGCTTGAATAATAACCAGTTGTTATCATCAAAGTCCCACTGTCAGTATAACAATCTCTTCTTAGTCCTTTCACTAGCTCTCTCTAGATTCTGAATATATCACTTATCTATGAAATTGTTGGAATACACTAGAGATGGAATAAAGATAGCTTGTTTTCAGTCCTTATGCTTCCCTTTGTAATACCTTTCATAAACGTGTCATGGATTAGGGTTAAATGTCTCTAATACCTTACCTAATATTCCATACTCCTCATTCTTGAATCTTCATACTCTTGTCTGGAGTATCTCTATTCATTCCAAAGGACATTCAGCACTCTCTTCTACGAAAGCTCATGTAAGTTCCAGGCTTCAGAATCTGTTATACAATGGGTCTTGTGGTAAATAGCATCACTCCCTTAATAGTATCTGACTACCATTGGGAAAGGTTATTATGTTGGATACATTATTAAGTTTACCTCTCATGTCTTCTGGTATTTTGTAGTCCCTATAGAATTTCTCTAAGGAAATAACAGAAGTCTGCTTGATATTCTTAATAGTATCACGTACTAGAGCATATCTGACTCATGGATATTCATTACACATTCTCCATAACCAGATGATTCATAGATAAGTCTTTCATCATCAGGCTCATCATCCATAACCAACAGCCGTATGTTCATTGTCTAATAAGACGTTAAACGCTTTCTGCTGATTCTCTGTCAGTTTTATCTCTACGTTCGGCATAATATACTGTGGGGGTGCAAATAAAAAATAATTATTGTCTATTCCTCATATCCTCTCTCATCTTCCTAAGGTATCATTCGTAATCCTTCTTGTCTTTAAGCCTATTGGCTCTTCTTCTCCTGCTTTTTAGCGTGTTCTTGTTGGTAGAAAAAGGCTTATTGTAGTCCTCTAAATCTTCTGGTGGTATCCTCTTCCCTACCCATTGCTGAAATTCTACTAGCTTAATCTCCTTAACACCTCTTCCTCATTCTCCCATCATGTCTGATTCTCTGAGGAAGTCGCAGATGTATCAGAGACAGAGCTTACATTTATAGATGTCTGAGAGTCACTGTTTGACTGGTCTGCTCATTCATTACTAGGAACTGATATAAATTGAACTTTAGGTAACTCATTTCATTCTAGTTCTCACTCCTCTGTTAATCATGGTACTGTGTTGTATCTGCTCTTATCTCTTAACTCTAGGTATCTGAGTGCTGTCTTAGCATCTCACTGCCATATCCTCTTCATAACTGCTGTTCTAGCCATCTGCTTAGGAAAATTCTTAGCTCTGTCCATTCTTAGAGCAAAATCTTGGTCGTTATTATAATAAGCATAGTATGAGGATACGCTTATACCTGCAGCATCACACGCTTCTCTAATAGTAAAATCTAGTCTGAGACAATCCTCTATGGTCTTGAAATGCTCTTCCGTTATCTTGGCAGCATTTCATCTACTCCTTTGATTCTCTCCCATATTACTAGGCATCATCTCATAGACTGTCTTAACCTTAGATAGCTCTGATTTGTCTGTTATCTCTTTACCTTCCATTACTTAAATAAATATATAAATCTGAATCGTTGTGTTCTGCACCATACCCTTAAATATTCATGTCGTTCCAATTTCTTATAATCTAGTGGAACGTGAATGGCTCTGTATAAATCCCAATTACACCTCTTTAACCTCGCATAGAAGGCATTGTAATCTACATAAGGCAATCATCTCTTCTTCATGAGTTCCTTATGCACTCCCCAACATTGCTTGATATTACCTTTAATCTTTAGGTAATCTCTAGGATAGACGAATTTCTGCATTTTTTATAATAAGAAAAATAAAGACTTTAGTGTCTCTTGTCATAATCTTCCCATATCTCTCTCCACTTCCTCTTAGGTTTATGATTAGCCAAGAACTCCTTACTCTTACTCTTCCATAGCTTCTCATTCTCATTAATTAGTTGTGGCATCTTCTTCTTTAAATCATAATGCTTCCCCTTTCACATGGCAAAGTCCCTAGTAAGTAATCTTAACCTCTCACTAGTTCACTCCCCCCATTTCTTATCCATATTTTCACTATATTTCTCATTTGTCTTTAACTTTAATGCTGGATTTCATAAAGGTCAAGTAATCAGATTACAGTTATGGCACTGTGCATTGATATTCTCTGGCTCTAAACATATATTATTAAACCTCCTAGAATATCTATGTCATCATGCTAATCATTCCCATGAACATAATATGTCACATGATATACATCTACCTTTACCATCCTCATCTGTGTCCCTTAACTTCGCATTCTCCTGTGCTAACTGCATAGCAAACTGTAGTGGTTTTATCTTAGGTCATGCTCATTTGTATACTCTAGGTGGCTTGTTATCCATCTCCCTTATCTCATTCATCATGTTCCTATGATACTTCTCCTCCATCCTCCTAATATACGCATCCCTCTTCTTATCTATCTTTAATAACTCATACTCTCATTTCCTATCCCAATCCTTCTTCCTGTTCTGCTTTAATATCTCATATCTATAATTAGCCTGTAGTCTCATCTGCTCAGACTTCTTCTCCCATTTTATCCTAATGCTCTCCTTAGTCTTCTTCATAAAAAGAAAAACTCCATGATAAAATCACAGAGATTAGTGACTCTATCACAGAGCTTTCTTTACGACAATTCAGACTTATTGTTATTTTTCTAAATTGCAAGACTTTTTTAAACTTACTCTACATAATCATCATATATAGTTAAACACATCCTTCATGTCTTCTCCCATTCATAATATCTATTACATGATAATCTATCCCCAACATATTTCTCAACCCTTTCCTCCTCTTCTTTCAGAATTATTTCCCCGTTTTCTTTAATAAAGTCTATTAACTCTTCTAACGTATTCATCTCTACCTCAGTAGGTTCAACCTTCCATGAATCTGATGCTCTATCTACTATAAATTTCATTCTAATATAATTAAATTATAAAAGCTATTCCTCATCACTCATTACCCATTCGTAAAATTCATCCCAATTAGCTCATTTGACATGAACCTTTATCCACTGAAACGCCTTCTCTAATCTGAATCTCCTATCTGCCAGTAGTTCCTCATACTTCCTCTGTTCATATTCAGAATTTATTTCCTCTTCTTTTTGCCTTTTCTTAAATTCCATATTCTCTTTCATTAATTTAACCATCTCTTTTCTCTCAAACTCATCCATATGAGACGCTCTCTCTAATTCCTGTACTCTCAACTTTAACTCCCTATTCTCTTCTATAAGACTCTGCTTGTTCGTAATAAGATGGTACATTCAATCCTCCTTATATAACTCCCCCTTCTTCCTTAGCCTCTGAATCAAATTCCTGTCGTCTGGATTCTTCCCCAAATATTCTAAAACTTCTCTCTGCGTAGCAAACTGCATTTTACTAATTTATAAGCTAAAACGTGACATATTTCGTCACAGTGTTTATACCCAAAAAAATATAATTTGCAAGTGAATTTGTGACATTTTGTGTCACAGTGAATTTTGGAAAAAATAGCGAGTGACTATCTATACATATATACCCCCACACGCAATTTGGGGGGTGGGGGTTCTTCTGTTTCACTAGTTCAGCATATACTTTTACACGTTCACGCATACGCAAGCATAGAACTGAAAAACGGAATCCGAAAACGTAAACGCAAAAAGCCAGTTCATACCGTACTGAAAATGAAAATAAGAAGCATAGAAAATCAAAAACGTATAATTATATGTTTTTGTTGTTCTTCTTGCTTGTTTTTGCTTTACATACTCACACGATGCAAGAAAAATCCGTTGTTTTTAGTTATATTTTAATTGAGAAACTATGGATTTTTTGATATATCATGGATTGGATTATATTTCATGGATTGACTAAATAAATGATTGCATAATATATTGGTTGTTGTTTATATCATGAAGCTAGAAGGTATAAAGGAAGAAAAAAAATCTGAATTATAAACTACTATTTTATAGTTATTTTTGGATTGTTTAAAAATCGACGTTATTTTTTAGATTCACGGCTGAAAATTTATAGTTGATTTTAGACGCTTTTTTGATTACTTCTCACCAGTTCTGAAGCCATGAAACTTTTTTTTCATACTTTCTCTTGCATTTATATATCGATTCTGTAAGATATATGTAGAAATGAAGCAGAAACCAGGCAACAAGCCACAAATGAAATGAGACTAGTTCTCAACTGGGATTTCACCTCATTACTACTACTTGCATAGTTTACTATCTGACACGGTGAACGCTACGCAATAGTAATTTACTAGCGTTTATGTAGGTAGACACTAACAAAAACTAACAAAAATCTGAAGCAATCGGACGCTCTGACGAGTTCAACGCCTAGAATTGCAGTTGGTACTTAACAGTATAATCGAAAGCCGTCTGTGGTGAAAATCCACAGTCAGAAACGCAAAATTCTGACGCTTCATATTAATTTATGGAGATTTTGCAAGGTGAGAATCCTGCTACGGAGAGAGTAAAAAGCCTATTTTTACGGATTGGATTATATCTTATTTTTAACCTTTAAAAGTTATAATCATGGAAAAATTATACTACAACTACAATTTTTGAATCTGATTTAATGATAAGGATTCAAAAAAACAAGAGTTATCAACTGAAGAAATCAGAAAAATAATTGAAAATCTGACTGCAAAAATGTTATGATTCTGAACTATATCAGAACTGAATAAAGGAGTTCGAACCTATGAAAATTGAGAAACTGGAGTCGAATATAGTGTAAACGTAAACCGAAAAACAGACGCTAGAAATGATGATATTGTAAACAAATTCACAAAAACATTGAAAAAAGCACTCAATCAGGAGTCAATCCTAGTAAGTTATACTAGAGAACGAGTCAATTTTGCATAAAAACATAAACTAGAAACTAAATACCAATCCGTAAAAATCGGCTTTTTATGGCCTTTTTTTATATCATGTTTTTTGCAATCATGGGAAAAACTGAATCAATCCGACACGTCGGAGAGTTTACAATAGTAAACTCATGGAGTCGTACTAGATACAGAACGACTGAAAAATCAGAGCTTTTTTATAAATGAGACTGGAAGCCTATTACTTTCGGTTATTACTACCGAATCAATAGACCACGACAGCGTTATGATTATGAGAGTAGCTTTAGAGACGCTTGTTATAATCTGTTAAACGTTATCTCATGGAGTCAATATGAAGCAATGAAGCCTTCAATAGATGAACTCAAAAAAGCAATCGAGACTATGGAGAACTACTGATGAACTCCTAGAAATTAACAAAATCAAACAAAAATCTGACTTTTAACCCTTAATTTTATGAATCATGAATTTTGAACCAATGAACCGAAATCAGCTTGAAAATGGAAATCGATATAAGGATTTACCATATGCATGACTGATGATACGTACTGATTGAGTATGTATTTTGAATTATTGCTTTTTGTGAGAATTTCACACTATAAGCCGACCAACAGAAAAAACTGGTGTTTATGGACTAGATGAGAAAAAAGCAATTTTAGAACAAAAAGCCGAAGAAATTTATCAATTCTTAACTAACTTTTAACTTTTAAAACTTTTACTCATGAATAAGAGGATTTTAAGGATTTTAAAAATCAACAGGAGAATAGAAAAAACAAAAATCCTGTTTATAACTTATTTAGAGCTTGAAGCCCTCAAAAACACAATAAAATAAAATCTGACTTTTAGCTTTTAAAACTTTTATAATCATGGAAACAATCAAAATCGACGTAAAGCCACATAGATACTACAATTTCAGACATGATTTAGATATTGACTGGAGATGAATCTATTATGAAGAAGATGAAGCATTGAAGGGTTATGAAAAACTAGACAAGAAATATTATACTTATGAACTGGACTTTTTCGACCATTCAGCAATCAGTTTTTCACTAGTTATAGATAGACAAAATATTTGATATTATGAATTTGATAGAAGCCGTAATGTTGGACTCATTGCAATCCCTAGAAGCCTTGCAAAAACTGGATTCGAAGCACAGCAAATTGCTAGAGACTACCTAGAAGATTATAACATGGAAATCAATGGACGAGATGAAGATGAAGAAGACTTTTAACAAAAAATAACATAAATCTGAAACATAAACAAAAAATAACCTTTTATTTACTATTTTATAAAATCATGAACAATTTAACAATCGACCAAGCTATCGAACATTTACACCGAATGGCTGAAACTTTAGAAAAGTACAAGGAAAAATACCCAAAAGCAAAATGGAGATGAATACACCTAAGTACGAACTGATGAAAATTTGAAGATATGAAACGAGATTGAGATTGAGTCTGATATTGGAGTATTAACGGCCAAGAACTTTGGATTGACCTTCACCTTTCATCACAAGATGATGATTTTTAACCTTTAATAACCTATAAATCATGAAACCTACTAGAAAAGAAATGATTGACTTTTTATTGACTCCAAATAAAGCCTTCAAAATCTTCTGTGAACCTTCTGAATTTAAAAGATTGATGAAGGAAGCAAAAGCCAGTCGAGAAGCAAAATCTGATGAAGAATTGCTAAAAGCCTATAATGAGCTTATGAGTATTGCGAAAATTATTTAACCCTTAACCAATTACAATCATGAAAAAATTTGAAAAAATCTACCATTGAGAAACTACTGGAGACGTAAAAACACTAGGTACAATGCTTCAAAATATCATTGAAGAAGACGACAAATTTTTTAACCTATTTGACTTTTTAACAGACAGTACAGAAGAAGATAGAAAAAAATATGCTGATATGCTAGTCGACGCCGACTATAAACAATTTTATGAATATATGGACTGATATACTTTTGTAAACAAAGATGAGGTATACATGGCCGTTTGTGAATATTATGAAAAAACAATAGACAGATGAATCAGTATGGGAGAGTGTGGAGATATGAGTGAAATTGCTGAAGATTACATGAGGGAAAGAAATCTGAATTTTGATGATGATGAAGAATAAAATAAGAGATGATAAAAACATAAACAATTATTCAAACAAAAACAAAAACAAATCTGATTTGATTTTATGATACGGTACTACCTATCATTTCTCTTTATTATTTAACCTTATACAATCATGAAAAAAACTGAATACATGCAAGATTGAGAAAAATTTTACAAAATCTTCTGAAGAAATCTGAATAACTATTGTGGCATATGGCCTACTGGAGATTTGATTTTCGATATAATCAAATTTGAAGAATTACTGATTGAAAAATGATATGATGAAGATTGAAATAAAAGCATGAAGGAGTTTATAGAAGAAAAATACTGAACTGAAGCACAAAAGTTTATAGTACACTTACTAGACTAA